CCTTTTAAACTCTTGCCTACTTCTTTACGAAATCCTTTAAGATGATCCATGTACTGCCCTAACACACTGTTGATAAAGATATGTCCACTTGCACTAGGACTGCCCAAATCATTGAACTGTACGCCCATGCTCTTAAAGTCTTCTACCAGTTCACCAAATATGAAACTGTCATGTGATTCTTCATGCTCAAAAATGTCATCACTTTCGTATATCCAACGCCACTGTTCCATAAACTGATCAAACTGTGGATGGTTGCGATTGAACATCATCCAACCACATTCAGGCCAAGTCTTGCGTCCTAAGTATGTGGCAAGTTGATTTTCACTGGGAGCAATGCTGTGTAAAAACTCCAGTGGCATAGGTGTATGTGTTCTCACATCACCGTCACACCACATGAATATGTCAGTGCCGCATGTTTTTGCAAAGTGCCACAGTGCAAATGTTTTGTTTGCAAAACGACTGGCATCCCACAAGAAACTTTTTTTGCTTTTGTCTTTGTTGTATCCATGTGCATGAGGATTGTCTTTGTGCCTGTGCTGCCAACTTTTTAAATCTGGCAGTGTAGTTGCTTGATCTAACACAGTGATGCTTTCTGTATTTGCAGTGTCTGGTTCATGATCCTCTGCATATATTGTAAGAGGAACATTTTGTGGCCAACAGTTTAGATACCCATTGATAAACTGTTTGCCGTATTTCTTGTATCCTGTTGGGTGCCAGGAGGTAAATACTGATAATGTACGCATATAACTATTTACCATGAAAATAAGTCACTTCCCAAATAACCTGCCAAATAACGCAGACATGGTGTATCCACAAGTTTTGGATGCGTTAAAAACCACTGACACAGTTGTAGAAAATGACATGGATGCAGATGCTGCACTCATATGGAGTGTGCTATGGTACGGCAAGATGGGTGCTAACAAACAGATATGGGATCACTACCGCGCACAAAACAAGCCAGTCATTGTCATAGAAGTGGGCGGGCTTATACGCAACACAACTTGGAAGTTGGGCATCAACGGCATCAACAGAGATGCAGACTTTGCTGTGGAAAATTACATGCCAGGCGACAGAGTAAAAAAGTTTGGCATCATACTACAACCTTGGAAGCAGGATGGTGAGTATGTGCTAATATGCGGACAGCATAGCCACAGTGAGCAGTGGCGTGGTATGCCTGATATGGATACATATTATCGCAACACCATTGCAGAGATACGTCAAGTCACTGACAAGCCCATAGTTGTTCGCAGTCATCCTCGCTTCAGAGAGTCGCTACACTGGGCATGCGATATGCAGTGGTACAAAGAGCAAGGTATCACTTGGAACATACCCAAGCATGTGCAGCAAACCTATGACAGTTTTGATTTAGAGCATATGCTAAAGCACACACACTTCACTGTAAGTCACAGTAGCAACGCTGGTATTACTAGCATTATACATGGTGTGCCTGCTGTTGTTAATGAAAGTAGTTTAGCCTGGGATGTTAGCACAAAGATGGACTCATGGTTAAGCAAGCCTGATAGACACAACTGGTTAAACCGTATGACATATACAGAATGGTTTGCTGACGAAATAGATGTGCAATGGAATCGTATACGGAATAAATTATAGTCACAAAAAAAGCAGCGAAAACGCTGCTTTTTTATTATTTTGTATTTTTATTAGAATTTTACCGAAAGACCTAGTGCAGTAGTTTTTTCACTAGCAGTCTTATCGTCGTCTGTCATTTCAGCAAATGCAACTAGACCTGGTGCTACAGTATACTGTGCGCCAAATGTAATTTCATCACTTGAAACTGTACCAGCTGATTCTGCTTTCATTGTTTCAACACCAACCATAAGTGCACCAATTGAATATGTTGCACCCATTGTAGTTGTGTCTGTGTCAACGTCTGCTGCAGTTGTTGCTGTATGCTTTTCAAATGCAACACCAATTGGACCCATTGAACCTTTTACATTCATAAGCAGTTCTTCAGAATCATCAGCGTTTTTCATCTGACCTGCGCCGACGGTTGCAATACTGCCGATTGCATATGTACCACTGTATGCATAGCCTTCTTTAGCCGCTGTGCCGTAGTCATTGCCAGTTGCGTTACTGATGTTAAGTGTTAGACCTGTGATAGGTGACAAACTAAGGATTGATGAATGGTCTGTACTTGGTGAACCATTAGTCAACACATAACCAAAATCTGTTGTGTCATCAATTGCGTCAAGCGCACTGTTTACGTCACCGAGGTCAAGTTTAAACTGATCATTACTAACAGTAATACTGTTGCCGCCATCATCAGCACCGTTGTGGTCCAAGTTAAAGTCTGCACCAAATGTTAAGCCTGTGTCTGTTGTAGTTTTTGCTACAAAGTTGATGTCACCATCCATTGCTGTTGATGTTGTTCCGTCGTTGTCCTGGTATGAGTATTCCATGTCGCCGCCGATAGTTACATCAGCCATGACAGGTGTTGTCAATACTGCTAGAATAGCAGCAGTTGAGAGTATTCTTTTCATCTTGGTAATTTCCTTAAGGGTTACTATACAGCTATTTTTTCGCTGCTTTTTTCATTGCTTGGTATTGAAATGGCAAAAACATTTTTGCGAAAAACTCAACCACATAGCAAAGATATTTATTACAATAATCACATTCTTTTTAAATTATTGCAATTATCGAACACATTTTTTTAAAAAGTGTTGCATATATGCAACACTAGGAGTGGTGTCTGTAGTCAAACACCTCCCCGTCCAACCATTTGGTAATAAGCCCGTTATCAGTCAGATACCCAGTGCTGTTAATAATATCACTCATATTTTCACTTAGCAATCCAAGTGCATCAAGTTCATACCAGTTACTGGCATAGTCTACAGGATCTTGGTTCTTGTAAACCAGCACTTCAATGTAATCTTCAAATGCAGGCTTTTTAAAGTAAGCATCGGCACAATCAAATCCATTTAGTGCCAGCAAGTAAATTAACTGAGTTAGTGTAAAAGTAGCATAATGATTTGGAAATGTATAATTTTTAAACTTATGATGAACAACGTTTACAGTACTGGGCACACACAAGTAAAGCATACTATTGACACTCATTTGTTTGCTAATTGCACCTAATAGTTTGAGTGGACTGTGTGCATACTGCAGTGTATCATGGCACCAAACAACATCAAATTTGCGTTCACTGAATGGCAGTCTTTCTGCACTGTTAAAGTCATGTTTGACCAGTGTAATGTTTTTGTTGTTTTTTGGCTGTTTGGGGTTGATGTCTAGTCCAACACATTTTATATTAAGTGGTTGAGGATTTTCTAGATCACCATCAGTGGCATTAGCCCACCAATCCAAATCTAATCCCTGCCCGCAACCAATATCTAATAAGTCACGGATACTAAGTTTGAAATCTATAAACCCATCCAAATATTTTAGTGTGTATAAACTGTGAGCATGGCTTTCATCTGCATCTGCAAACATCATGACTTTAATAAGCCTAACATGCTATAACCTTTGGCTATCTCCATTGCAGCATCACCATCTTTTATTAATTTTGACAAATGTTTCTTTTCATGATACTTGGGATTGTTCTCCATAACACGCAAGATGTTAGCAGCATCTCCGTAACATTTTTTAGCATTTTGGAAGAAACGTTGACAATCTCTGTAACGTTTCCAGCCATCGGCAGTGTCTACACCATTGCGTATACCTGTCAGCATGCTACGTTCAAGTTTATAAAGTTCGTTAATGCGTTCATATACAATGTTAGGATTTATATCAGACTTGGACATCTTCCATACCTGCTGTTCTTAGTTTCACAATGTGGCCCATTTGCCATTGCTTGGTGTCAAGGCCTTTCATAATACCCAACCAACGATTGCGTAGCAGTGCTACTTCGTTGATAATGGTTTCAAAGTCTACCACTTCATCTTCACCGTCTACATATTTTTCTGCATCACGTGATGTAAGTGCTCTAGGATAGTTTTCCAAATACTTAACAAAATGTTTGCGGCGTATTTTGCGCAATTGTATGTTGAGATGATTGAGTACTGCTTCTACTTCTTGTAGTTGATTGAAGCGTATCTCTGTGACTGCAGGCAAATGTTTGATGTTTTTTTCAACGATGCCATGGATGCTCACTTCTTTGCGAGCCTCTTCTAGCTCTGTTTCAAAGTGTGCTATAAAGTCAGGAATGTATGACATATCCTGTACTACTTTGCTATACCAATTTGCCATGTTTATATAATACTAGAAGTTAATATAACTGTCAACTGTTAATCTTCCCAGTCAAACTCTTCCTCATATTCATCTTCTAAGATGCCTTGCTCTTCAAGTGAAGTTTTAAGATATTTGTTATCTGCTAGTGACAGTAAGTCTTGCTCGTCAACACCCAAGTCAATTAGGCTGTTAATATAGTGATCAGCAGCCTGTTGTTTGTCTTTGATGTATTGAGAAAGAATTTGCCAAGACTCGAGAATCAAGTCTTTTTCTTCCATTATTATTCTCCGTTGTCTGCTTCAACACCTTCTTCTACAACCTCTTCTGGTTCTAGTTCTGCTGTTGGCTCGGTATTTACCTTTCCTTCGGAGATATCTTTCATTATGACTTCAAGTTTTTCACCAGTCCACTGCTTGCGAAATTCAATCATCTCTTCACCAGAGGCTGTTATATACTTGAGTCTATTGCCTTGTTTGACGAGTAGTTCTTGTTTTTCAAACAAGTCAATGAGTCCACTGTAAGGATCCATACCTGTTTCGTATGGAATCTTAACTTGCACACCTTCGAAAGGCTTACTATAACGTGTTTTCATAACCTTACATGCGGCTCTGATACCACGCACATCACTGACTTTGTTACCTGCTTCATCTTCTTTAAGTTTAAGTTTACGCATTGCAACAACAATACTACTTGCATAGATAAAGCCTTGACCGCCGCTGATCTTATCATCTGGATCAAACATATCCTGACTTGCATATGTGTGGTTAGTACACACCATGCCTACATTGTAACTACCAATCATGTTAACTGTGTTACGCACAAGTGCAGTAAGTGCTTTAGGTTTGCGACCCAAGTCACCTTTCATGTCACCTTTGTTAAACTGGTCAACATCAGTAGGTGTCATCATCATGCCCAAACTATCAAGTACAAACAGTACCTTTGGACGATCTTCTTCTGCCATTGCTTTATAATCGCCCATAAACACACTGATGGTTTTAGCAACATCATCAATCATACTCATGCTTAGTTTAAGCAGTTTGCTTTCGTCTGTGTCAACACCCAGTGCTTTTAACCAACTTTCATCCAGTGCATTTTCACTGTCAATGAGTACAACAAAAATGCCTTGCTCTTGTGCTGCCTTAACAATGTTTCCACTTGCGAAATAACTTTTACCTGCGCCACTTTCACCCGCAAACACTGTGACTTTGCCCATGGGCACGCCTTTGTAAAAGTCACCACTTATGAGCCAATTGAGTGCATAACTTCCTGTGCTGATCCAATCTGTTGGATCATGGAATCCAATGCTGAGTCCGTCAATGCTTTTTGTGATGTCTTTTCTAAATTTGCTTACGTCAAATGGTTTTGCCATGTTATTTCCTTTATAAAACTAGTTCTACAGTTTGTTCAATCTTGTTGTTCTTTACAAATATTTCATAAAGATTACCAACTGATTCTGTGTATCCTTTGAAATTTCCAATCGGCAAGTATGATCCAATTGGTTGTTTTCCTTGTTCGTGCATCCACTGTACATAATCTTTTGGATATGTACTAGTATACGGCTTTTTTAACTTTACGTCAAGTGTATATGGCAATCTATCAAAGTTTGTGATTTTTGCTACTTTATCGCCGTGAGTCCAAGCATTATAGTCATCTCTGCCTAAACTCCAATATTCTAAACTTAACTGGCTTACTCCATGATGTAGATAATCACATATATTATCCATACTATCAACTTGGTGTTTAAATAAGGTATTAGACTGTTGTTCTACATATTTAACTTTACTTTGTGATTCTAAACTATGAAATGCTTCGTTGATATCATAAAAAAGTTCTAGATATTCGCCGGGAAGTTTTGCTAATAAGTTAGGCAAGCCTGGATTGTTATGATGAACTGTTGCCCAGTCTGAATGCACACGATTTAAGAAGTTTTGATCTAACGTTATTTCTTTATAGTCAAATACAAATATCTTTAGTTTGCTAGTAAAAAGCTCATTTATACGAGATATACTGTCATACAATCTGTCAATACTTGTATAAGGTATATGATCTTCTTTGATTATAAACCTATTACTAGGAAGCTGACTTAGCCAATGCTCTACTAACAGCGGATGAGATATATCTACCGTAAGATAGTCACCAGTTTTTGTCCATATAAACTTCATTTTAAAAATGAGGGGGCGACATCACTGCCGCCCCTTGTGCCTTATGAAGATTGACGACTTCTAATCATTGCTAGAATGTCTTCTGCACTTTTACCACCTTCGGTGGCTGCTGGTGCCGGTTTTGGTTCTGCTGTAGGAGCAGGTGCCGCAGGTGCTGTCTCAAATGGAACTGTGTCTGCAGGTGCTGTCTCCGGGGTTGGTGTTGGCGCAGGTGCTGCTGGAGCAGGAGCAGCTGGGGACTGTGCTGTGCCTGCAGGAGCATCTACACCATATGGACGATAGTATTGTCCAAAACGCTCAACGTCGTATGCTTGTCCGTCTACACTTGCTTCAAACATCTCTTTGAGTACATTAAGTTCTACTTCAGTAGGACGCTTGGGCAAGTAATCTGACAAGGTGTGTAAACCATGTGTGTCAATAGCCGCACGTTGTACTTCGGTAAGCGCACTTTCTTTGCGAGCCCACTTTGATGTGCTGTAGTCAGCATATTGACCTTTGGTTGTTTTAGTGATACGGAAATCCAGTCCTGCATCATAATCTGTGGGGAGTTCTTGGATGTCTGGATCCATCAGTGCATCTTTGATCAGTGTAAAGATGCTTGGTGAAATAACAAACCTACGAATTGGATTGTCAGGTGTGCTATCTTCTTGTAGTGAGTTTTCATTCACAAAACCTTGGAAGATATAACTACGCTTCTTCCAATACTTGCGACCCATTTCTTCTAGTGAACTATCTTTAAACCAGGTGCGAACCTCAGTCAAGATTGGACAGGTTTCATTCCACATTTCTACACATGGTACCTGCACCACAACAGGCTTTGAATTCATATCGCCTTTGACACCATTGAATGGCAAACGAATCATAAGTCGCTCTGCCCAAAAGAATGTGTTGTTGGGATCGCCATCAGGTAAGAACCGCAGTACTGAAGTGCTGCCTTCTGGGATATTCCAATGTGGGAAAATTGCGTTGTCGCCGCCGCCTGTACGCTCACCGCGTGTTTCTTGTTGCTTGAGTTTTGCTCGGATTTCTGCTAAAGATGCCATTGTGTTTTCTCCTATGTGCCTATGTTAGCCTATTTTAAGTTTTAGTATGTGCCTAAATCGCATACTGATAACAGTATATGATAATGTATTTATCAAGTCAATATCTTTTTTGTAATATTTTTGAAATATATATTGTAGTCTTCCCCATACAGATTCTTGACCATATCCAACTTAGTCATATAATTAACAAACTGTTCATGATGGTTACTGTCAAAATCTTCAGTGAGCAATTTGTTTATTATT